AGTGTTTGACTTTACCAGCAGCATCTACTCAGTGGCTAACCAAGACCTCACGATAGGCAAAAAATCTCTCGGCGGTAATGATATAACTATTGATACCCCAAGTTATCTAAATATTACTACTGATTCTGGATATGTTAGAGTGGGGGCGCAAAATACATCTTGGGCGCACTTTTACACGGACAGAGCGCGGTATTACTTCAACAAAAAAGTCATAGTTGATGAGGGTATCATAGGTTCCTACAATGAAGACCTTACACTAGTAACAGACCAGACCGAAACAAGAGTCACCATAAAAGCCACTGATGGTAATGTAGGAATAGGGACTACTAGCCCTGCTGCTCAGTTACACGTAGAGCAAGACGATGGAGCAGTTCACGCCTTGAAGGTCTATAGAAACGATTCAAGCACAACTACATCGTTGGCCTATTTCCACGATGACAGCGTTTATGTCGATAATCCCACACTACACGTGAAGAATGACAGAGCCGACCAGTATGGGTATGCGGCTCTGTTAGAGGGAAGAGTAGGTATTGGTATTACCGGGAACATGGTAACTCAACCAGACCAAGTATTGCACGTTGAAGGTAGCATTCTAGTTGATGCGTTCAATCAGGGTAAAACAACACTAGCCTCCAACTATTCAGATGGTGCTACATCACTTGTTCTCACAGATTCAAGTACTTTCAATGAGAAGGGGACGGGAACGATTAATGGAGTAGAGTTCAATTGGACAGCAGTAGACCATAGCACCAACACATTAACTGTTCCAGACCTAGGTGCTAATTATACTGCTAACGTGATTGTTGCTGCCGATACAGGTTTATTCTTTAGGGAAGGACACGAAAATGATATTCAACCTAGTATTACTATCTATGATAATGCTAATAGCGGTGACTCAAGAGATGACCTTTCTATTAACGCATACTCTGCAATCAGAATGCAATTGAATGATGCAGCGGAACTTAAACTCACTGATGATAAATTAAGCCTAACACCCGGCAATGAAGATGTCGCCTCGTTTGTATTCAGAAACAGAAATGACTTGGGTATGTTTGAAAGTGGATACAATCTACAACTCGCTTCACCAGAAAATGTCTACATTCAAATAGACAGCAACAACAACAATGCCGACACTAAGGCTTTCATCGTTCAGAAAAACGCAAGTGGTGTTGGTGGAGGAACGGAACTATTCCGTGTAGATGAAGATGGCAATGTCGGCATAAACGATAG